AACTTAGCCGCTGTGGCAATCGCTTTCTCAAGAACAATGAACAACCTACGAACATTGATTCTATCAAACGCACTTGGCTTCGAGAGCAAAGTCTTGTCGCCAAACAGAAGTGTGCCTTGTCCGGGGAAAGAAACAACAGGATTGATTCCATTAATATAGAGATCATCTCGTTGTGCTTTCTTGGGGTTCAAGGCAAGTTTAACAATATCTCGAACTTGTCCACGGTTGAATCCAGCGGGAGAGAACCATGTTTCGGTTGCGACATCGGATCGCACTGCGATACCTGCGATATCACCGTTCAAAGGAACGTATCGGAAGACATCATTGAATCTATCAAACTGATACTTGTAGCCAGAGTCAAGAACTGCGTAAGATGAAGAAATATTCAAGTTATTTGTTGAATAGTTTTCAGAGCCACCATTTGGTCCTGCATCTTCACCTCTTCGATAAGCAACGATATTTGCAGTTTGAACTTTAGCATCTCTTGGAGCATCCGTAGATGTAAGAAGTGCTGTTTTTGGTGGAGAAAGGAACGTAATACAATCTTTTCTCTTATCACAAATATCAACAATGCTTCTGGCTTGGGTATCAGTATTATCGCCACCCAAGAGAATCGAAACATCAACAGTTTCCGAATCCTCAAAAAGTTCGTAACCATTTGTGATGAAATCGTTCCCTGCTGGTTTATCAGCACGACCCCCTGCAAGAGAAGCATAGAAGTTTCTGTTCAAACGAACGTATCTTCCGTCAGTGATCGTTGAAGAAGCATTTGTTCCCCAAGGTGCGCCACCTGCTTGACCCTCATCATCATCAACGTGATCTCCCCACCAAATATGTTGTGAAGTTTCATTGATAATTGTTGGGTAGAAAAGTGATCTACCAAGATCATCTTTGGCATTTTGAGCAACAGAAAGACCATCAAAGGTTTCCAAAACAGTTTCTTTTGTGCCAGTGAAGAATCCGTCTTCATCAACAACCGCAATATTTACAAGGTCAAACGAGCATCCAGCCGCAACTGCGGTTGACGAAGTATCAGGGAGGACAGTTTGGAAATTATCTGCGTATCGCCATCGAACAAATCCAGATGTAATACCTGCTTGACCACTTTGAGTTGTTCCAACTGAGATCGTTCCGATGATATCCATGACAGACGTAGATGGGATTTCAGTAGATCCTCTAAACCCAGCAAAAGTATTTCCAAGAGAGATACCTTTTACAAGATTTTCACTGTCAAGAGACACACCAGTAATTGTTGCGTAACTTACGGTGACACCAGCGGCGAGTGTAGGACCACCAAGAAGTCTAACTCGCTGAGAACCATCAGTATGCACGGCTGATCTTGCAAGAGCAGTGTCCAGCACCAGAAGTTGTGGAACATCTGATGCGATGTGCGCACCATTAGAGAATCCGGTTCCAGTTCCGAATGTCACATCCAGATTGCTTACACCAGCGGTGAATCCAGTAATTGTTCTACTGCCAGTTCCGACTCGAAGTAAATCTTCATTTACAACTGGTGATCCAGTGCCTCCAGCAACGTCTTGAACAAAGAAAGTTTTATCAGCGGCTTCTGGTCCCGGCACATCATTACCGAGTGTAAATCCATCAGTCTCACCAGCAGGAATTGTAAAATTATCATTGATAAGTCGAATTCCAAATTCATTTCTGTTTGAAACAGAGACTTTCAATGAGTTGCCATAAAGTTTGGTTTGATCAACTGTGGAGCCACCAGCGTACTTAGCCACATAGTTATTACCACTAAGCGAGGCGGGTGCAATACCATCGGTGCTTGCGTATGTTTCATAATCATCTTCATTTTTAACTAAAAATCCCACACCATTTGTAGATGCATTTTTCGATGTAGTCTCATCAACAACGCGAACAAGTTTAAGATTACCACCATAACCCAAGAAGTTAGCAGCGGTGAACCAAGTGTCAGCGTTCAGATTTGATGGGTCTTTAAAGACCCGACGAAGATCATTGACGTTATTTACTGTAATTCTTTGTCCAATGGGACCGTACTCAAAGAAACCAGCGAAACCAGTCGCCGTTGTAGAAACAGCGGGAACAATGGTTGTCAGATCGATTTCTTTTACTTCAACACCGGGGCTGACTTGAAATGCCATAGATGATTCTCCTTGATACTAATTTATCTATCAAATGCCGACATTAGAGAACCCATCGTTCTCATCGATCACTTTCCATGTAGTTCCCTCGTCATCAGTGAACTCTAAATCAAGACCGACATCCATAAAACCAAAAGGTGTTAATTCCTCTTCCATCTTTTCAATTTTTTCACGGTAGAGTTTATCTCGAATATTTATGTCAGTTAAATCTTTAAAATACGGTTGCGTTGATGTCCAAGCAAAGAGAATAAGTGTTGAAACTAAGTCATCGTGGTGTCCGGTTTCTGCCTCGTATGATCCTTTTTTAGCGACAAACGCCGAGAGTTCATTGATAATATCGTAATCCTCGATCAAAAGTTTGTCCTGCTCGATCATCTCTTTGAGCATCGTGCATCCGACACGCTTGACCTTGGGACTCATGCGAACACCCTGCTGGACCTGATAGTTGCCGAAGCCACCATCCATGACTTGACCTTTTCGCCCACGCACTGTGGTGACCAATAGATTTTCATATTCCATCTCATTGTGCATAATATCAACAATCTCTTGACCAATATCGTTTACTTCTGTTAAGACATACGCTTTGTTGTAGCGAGTAGCCATCGCATATAAAAGGTTTGGCAACAGGAAGGGTGCGATTTGATTATTTTTATATTGAGCAACAACTCTGTATGGAGCCTGTGTGATATCAATCACTGTCACGGCGTGGTAGTCTAATTCTTGACCACGGGCGACATCTACTCCCATGAAATACTGGTGTCCCTCAATAGGCTCTTCGTAGACTTTCAAGCCATCCTCACGCTCTTGGATAGGTCTTTTGTAGTGTAGTGCCTTGAGTTTTGAGGGGGCTACAAGCGTCAGGATTGAGCCAAGAAACTCACATTCAAATTCTGCACGAAACTGGGCTTCCGATGTATTTCGGATTGTTTCTTTTTTCCATTTATCATCTCGACCCGGAACCTCTGACCAGTGAACCTCAATCGGAACATACGAGTTATTGCCTTCCTCCGCATCCTTCCAAAGTTTGTAATACATGTTCAACCCTTTGGGCGTACTAATAATCAAAACTTTTGTTTCTTGTCCAGCGGAGATTGTAGGATAGACCGAACTGAAAAACTCATCAGCCACGTTCTCAGGGACGAAGGCAAATTCGTCAAGGAAGATCATGTTGAAAGAACCACCTCGAACTGCCGACGAAGAAGTTGAAGATGCAAGAATTTTAGACCCGTTTTCTAAAACAATTGAACCTTTGTTCCATTCCACGACACCCTGCTGAAGCCATTTTGGCAGATGCTCGTATGCCAACTTCAGACGACCAAGAAGATCGCGTGCTGTTGCAAGTTTGTTGGCTAGAATTGCAACATTCTTTTGAGAATTGAACAAAACATAGTGAAGCAAATATGAAATAACAACTGTGGATTTTCCTGACTGTCGAGGCAATTTCGCAATCACGAAGCGATCATTGTGCATACTATCGATCATTTTTTTCTGATACTTGTAAGGCTCAAAGGGAACTAGACCCTCATCCAGCGATACGATCTTGACAAAGTTTTCAATAAAATACATGGGATCGGCTACGCACTTGGCATATTCTTCGATCTGTTCTTTTGTAAATTGGGTTTCTACACCGGATGCCTTCAGGTTAATATTACCAAGATAGGCTTCGTTATCATGCTTCTCCGTCATTTCGTATTCTCTTCACTTTCTTTTTAGGAATTTGTTGTTGAACAAGTTCCTGCAACTCTTTTGTAGATCCAACAAAGAAAGCATTGTTCGTAACCTGTTTCTTTGTTTCATCTTTTTCAAGGTCTTTCATTTGTTTATGAACATCAAGCAATTCTTTATTTGCTTCTGTTGCCGTTTTGAGAAGTTGGGACACCACCTCGTAGGCTCTTGGGCTATCGCTCTCGGATGCAACTTTCAAGATTCCGTCGATGGCAATTTTACTATTATCAATTACGTCTTTTAGGTTTTCGCGGACCTCACCATAGTCTTTTCGCTGATCCATCTTTTTTCTTTCGGGAAACTTGGAAAGATCAACCTTGACAGGCTCACGGCGAACGATGTCGGTATCCGAAACATCGTGTGTCGTTTTCCGCACCTCTGTAGGCTCTATGTTTAAAGCATTTTCTAAAGGATTTTCATTATTATTGGGCATCTTGTGTGCCTCCGGTGATGCTTAGTGTGTTTGGATAGACAAAGATTTCTTGTGTAATTCCTGCCAATGGTGGTAATGTATCTGCACCTGACGGACCAGTGACGCTTGTAATGATTCTGGATGCCGCACCAGTCGGACCAGTCACACAACCATTATCCTCAAAGAATGCAAAGAAGTTTGTGATGTCTGTTTTTGTAATATGCTTTTGTGTTTTGATCGGAGAAAAAATGTAACTCAAAGCAGCAAAGTCCATATTAAAGGTAATTGTTCTTTGTGTGTTTGTGTCACCCTCATAATCAACCTCTGGGGTAATCGATTGAATAACAATCGGTAAGTCTACCTTTGTATTGATATCAGTGTAATTTAAAGTGACCGTAAAATCAGGGGTGAAGTATGCAAGAATTTGTTCAACGATTTGTAAAGCATCATCCATAGTTCTGGTGACAATAGACAAACTAAAATTTAAGGTGTACGGGACTTCGGCAAATTGTTTGTTAAAAACTCCAGTCGTGTCCGTAGCGGCATATCTCTGCGAGAGTGTATTTCTTTTTCTCGACGGATCATAATTTATGGATGTAAGATTGAATCCCATACGAGGTAAAATTTCTGATATGGCAACACTGGTATCATCACCTTTGAGAAGTGGATACTCATCCAGCATTCTTTTGAATTTTTCCTTTGGTGAGTAAGTGATGGGAACTAAAATCTTTTTTACCGTGTTTCCATTCTTATCACGACGCTGCACAAAAATTTCATCAAACAGGCTGCCAAAAGCAACAACTGTTTTTCTTAAAGATTCGTTGTAAAATACATCAAACATTAGAGGTCACCTTCCGAGAATGGGTCTGTGTCAGTAAAGTCTAAGAATGAGAAAGACTCCAGCCCGAAGGAAGTGTTGTCCTCGAATACATCCTTGACAAAGAAATCCGAAGTAAGACCGATTGAATCGATGTGATATGTTGCACCAGAGGAATTACCGAAGAGGTTTCTAAAGTTGTCAACATCACCAGAGACAAGTTGTAGTTCTGCTTTCTTCGTGCTGGAGTTCCAGTCAATCACATTCATCGTTGCGCCAGTCACACCGCTTGTGTCGTACAGGTATGCAACCTCACCCTCAGTAAAGTTACCCGAACCAGTGCTTCCCATTTCTGCGATATAAAGTTGATCAACCGCAGTAGACGTAACACCATCGATCTGATCGAAGCCTGTGTCAAAGTCGGAACCAGCATAACGAAACAGACTACACTTCAACTGATATGAGAAAATTTTGCCAAAGTTGAAAAAGTTTTGTTCTCTTTCAACAAAATTAATTTCAAACAATCCATTTGACAGAGGGAAGAAAACAAGGTCGCCCTCTCTCGGATAAGGATAGTTCTTGTCTGCAAAGACTTCTAAGAATCTTCTTTTAGAAACAGTGAGGGTCATCTCATCTTTGATCGATAACCCAACAGATGTCATTACTTCACCCTCGCCCTCGAAGCCATCATATGAATCAATATACATTTCAAGTTCTCTACCATTTTCAAACTTGGGCTGCCGATCTTCTCCAAAGATTTCATCAACATTTACCAAAGTTCTTGGAACATATACCATATCGACCCCATGAATTTTGATAGTCTCATCAACGAGGTCTTGAACGAGCGTTTGCTCGGCAGTGCTTTTGAACTTATTGAAATATTGATTCGTTGCCATGATTAGCCTATACAGAAGTCCGGTGGTAATTCATATTTGTCTTGGAGTTGTTCCTCAATTTGGTTCATCTCCTGATCTGCCATAGACATAAGTTGATCAGCGTTAAATTGAACCCCACCGGGAAGATTAATATTTTGATACTTCATCAGATTCATTCCCCACTGTTTCTTAAATGATGCAGTGACGTATCGTTTCAATAAAATATCATTGAATGCCTCAGTGTATACCGTGGGGTCTACGGCAACATAACAATCAAGAACAATAAAATCTCCCACGCTTACAGTTTCAGACCAGTTCATATCAAGATACACACGATTGGTCACCCTGTTAAAACGAATTTGTTTTTCGGGATCAAGTAAGTCAGCAAGAAGACTGATGTACGACTGGGCGATATAGTAGTTTGTCATATCTCCACCATATCGAAGACCATAAGTATCGTTCAGTGCCATTTGGTATCGAACACTAAACATGTTCGCACCTGCTCCACCCTCATCAAACTGAAATGCCTTCGTGATAGATACAATTTTTCCACCACCGGCAACCTGTGGGTAGTCATTCGGTCCAGTCAAACCAAGACTGTCCGTATCAATAAATCCGTTATTAATATCGTCTTGAGTAATTTCGTGCTTAAACAATGCACGCTCTACACCATCAAAATGATACTCGTTGAACATCTGAATTGCATCGTCGAGTGAATCCTCAAGTTGTGCATCATCAACATTAATCTCGATTACGGGTGCGCCGAGTTTTCTTAGAGCATACTGCTTTAGTTCTTCGCGTGTCGTGGGTATTGCCATCTACTTCGCTCCTTGTCCTTTTATATGTATTGGAGCGAGGCTTCCTGCGTCTTTTGATACTGTCTTTTGGGCGGTTATCGCTATCTTTTGACATTAGAGATTAAGGAAATTGACTTGCTCAAGTTCACGAATAGTCGTAAACGGTCTAAGTTTATCAAAGTTTGTAGTAGCAGGTTTACGCATCGTAACAAGTTGATGATTAAAGGCATCAAACAATACCACATCAAATTCCGACGATCCGGTAAATCCAGCAGAACCGGGTGTTGCATGAGTTGTGACACCACCCCCACCTGTGACGGACAATGGGAAGGTTGCTCCGCTTAATCCACGGATTTCAATAGTTTCAATAAATGCCGCTGCGGTTCTACCATAAACTTTATGATTCGCATCAACTAATGTTTTGAAGTCTTGTAATTGCTCAAGAAGTTTAAAGTGAACATTGTAGGAAACAGAAGTTGAATCAGAAAAAGTTGATGTGACTCGATTTTCCTCTGATGTAGCAGCCGACATTTGCCCGATAATCGAATCTCTAAAACTAGAGAAATCAACAATAGTTCTTGCAATGTTTGGTGTGATAGTATCACCCTGAATAAATGGGTTTGCAACCAAAGATGTTGTTAAACCATTATTCATATTTTCAAGAGAGTTACCTGCCGTGATGTTAACAAAACCTGTGGCTCCAGTTACACCAGCGGTTCTACCGACTCCAAAAATGTAAATGCCAAAAGTAAATCCACCACTAACGCCGGGAGTTCCACCACCCTCAGCACTGCCACCAAAGAAACCTTGTAGAGTTAAACCAGTGGTTGTTTTAACTTGAATCTCGTCACCATGATCAGCGGTGAAGTAACCTGATGTCGCTGCGAGATAAAGAAAATGAGAACTTCGTGGATCAATTTGTGAAAGAGTTCTGGACTGGGGAGGGATTGTTACACCCTTCGCAGATTTGGAAGCGGCAGAAGAAAAATTCGCTACATTTGAAAGAGATGGAGATTTTTTGCCCTCTTCTAAGAAATCTCTACGTCGATTTGTTTCTGCAAAGAAATTGCTCGCCATAAAAGGTCTGAGTTGTTCATTGATTGCAAATGTTTCACCACCTGCATTTGCATACTCCGTGGTGGCAGACGTAATACCAGAAAAAACAACATCGTTTGTAAATCCTAAAATATTTCTGTTGAGGTAATTACCGTTTTCATCGAACACAAGAATTGTTCGGTTGCCAAAGTACGGTCCTCCATATGTTTCTCCGGGCATCTAGTATTCTCCTTTATACTGTAAAGAAACTTGCTTTAACTGTGTAATAACCATCTGCGGTTGCCGGTCGTATGCCAGAAGCATCTGAGTCAGACCCAGTGAATCTACATCCAGTGTAAACAAAATTTTGATAGAATGATGCGTTCGTATTGTGTTGAGTTTTACTGCTGCTCCTTGGGAATCCACTAATAAGATCCGACAAATCTCCTGATTGAGTTCCAACTTGATCAATAAGACCAACAGGCAGCAGAGTTGCAAAGGGACAAATTCTCAAACTACTTGATACGCTACCAGTCGCTCTAAAAGTGATGGGTGTAATTTGTTCATTATCGTTTTCGGGATAAGAAATTTGTGAATTACCAAAGAAGGGTCCACGCCTGTAACCAGAGATATTTCTAAGATCCAAGAAATTCATTCTTCGAGTCCCGATAGGTGATCCTGATTGACCATTCACAGACTCTCTATCAATAGGCTGATTCGGAATTGCAAAAAGTGTGTTGACTGAAGACGTATCATTATTATCTAAAGACACATCATTCAAATCACACTGTGAAATTTGTTTGTCTTCAAAGATGGCAACACCAATGACGGGTGATAACTGCAAGTCTTGTGTAGAACACCCAACAGGTTGAATTCTTGCATATCTTGAATCAGCCACCGAAATTGAACTTTGGAATGCCCCACTAAACGATGGCTCACCAAGAGCAAGTTGATGTAACGCATTACTTCCACCTATGTAATAAATTTGCGGATAAAGGGTGACTTCAATATCATAGTTACCAGTAAGAGGATTACCAGCGGCATCAACAATGGTTCTCAATGGACCAGAACCATCATCTGTTCCGTTAGTGGGATCACCAGAACCAGCCGGTGCGCTCAATGAATTATATTCGTCAAGATTAGTGCCATTTTGTGAATACGCTCTGGTGCATGACGCGGAAAAGAATTGACCGGGAATATTACCATCGACTTGTGCTGGTCTACCATTGGACTGACAGTTCACAAAACAATTTCTGCCGGTGCTGTTGTTGTCTCCACTATTGTCGCTCAGGAAGAATGTGTGTGCAATCACATCATCTTCTGAACCCTTTGGAATAGTGATCTGCTCAACGACAGTTTTATTTGTTGTTGTAGACGGACCACCCGGACCAGTTTCGGGTACAATAATTTTGTATCCGGCTGAAACCCCATCAGAGCGAAGAACCTGCACACCATCTTGAGATGTCATATCGTCACCAAGACTACCGTGCATCTTAAGTTTACCACTTTCAAGATCAACTGATTGATCAGTGGGATCATATTCAAGACTTGATCCAACTGCCTTGAAATTATCGTGATACAAGACTTGATAGTTTTCGCCACCAGCAGGACCGGGGTTAACTGAGTAGAAACTCACCGGAGTTCCTGTTGGGATCGCATCACCAATCAAGCCATCAATAGTTAATACCCTAAAGTTTCCACCATCAGTGGGTGTTTTCACTTGACCAGAGAAAAACTGACCCGATCCATCTGTTGAGGTGACATAAACTCTTGATCCTGTAGTGACACCATCAAGATATTCTGAGATGTCAGTGCTTTCGTTCGTGGTTTCAGAAACATAAAGAAGTTTATTTCCAACATCAATAAATGATTCACCACTATTGATAACACTCGCGTCCGCTCGCATTGTATAGGGGAAGAATGCGTGATTACCAGTATTACCAGTCGCACCTGTAGCACCTGTGTTTCCAGTAGCACCTGTGTTTCCTGTGGCTCCAGTGTTACCAGTTGCACCCGTAGCACCAGTGGCTCCTGTTGCACCTGTCGCACCAGTAGCACCAGTGTTTCCAAGACCGGGATTGATGGCATAGAAGTAACCAGTCACACCGGGATGATTATCGCCACCCTCACCCGGAAGTGCTGCACCAACCACGCTTGTTGAAACTAATTTAAGTGTGTAGCGATCTGAATTCAAAGAGTTACCATTAACTCTTGCACTTAAGATACCGCCAGTCGCTCCAGTGATAACGATTCTTGATTGTGAAACTGGATTAATTTCATTTAAAAGATTTGAAATATCAACACCATCAGCGGTTTCTTTGTGAATCACAACGGTAGTTGATGAGTTTGTAAGTTCACCGGCGTTTGGTGCAGAACCAGTGGTTACGGAGTAAATAAATCCGGGGAAACCAGCAGGTCCGGTTCCACCAGTTGAACCCGTTGCACCTGTGGAGCCTGTTGCTCCCGTCGCACCAGTGGCTCCGGTTGCACCAGTGGCTCCAGTTGCCCCCGTCGCACCAGTGGCTCCGGTTGCACCAGTGCCGCCTGTGTTACCAGAAAGACCAACGGCTGTGAATGTGAATGAAGCAGTTGAACCATACTGCTCAGTGGATGTATACGAACCTTCAATTGTTACACCAACTCCACCAATCAAAGAAATTCTATTGATACCATTCCCGACTAAGGCAAGATCCTCGGCGGTATTCTTCTTGACTGATGCAGACTCAAAACCGGAGCCAGTAGCACCGTGGTTTTGATCAAAGAAAATGTAAACAGACTTGTCCTCATCAGATCCACCAGATCCATCAGCCCAACTCGCGTCTTGATCGGGATATCCTTTAAATTGGAAAGCAGGTCTTGTTCCTTGAGAGGCATCTGTTAGAGTGCTTGTTGTGATTTCATGTGGTCTAATTACATAAGCGTAGTTACCGCTACTTGGATTTGATCCTTGATCTTCATCCCAAAGCACATAGATTTTACTACCACCACCGGGTGCGACTTGAATTTGACGAAGATAATGTTCAATATTTTTACCATCAATTGTTCTAGAGTCAACACTTAAAGTTTTTTCATCACCAGAACCAGTAGTGACAAGTCTACCTGCATTTGTTCCCGAAAGTTGTCCTAAGAGGAATTTGTATCCTTGTAGACCACTACCACTTCCTCCACCTTTGGGGAAGGTGTATCTACGGAACCTAGTGCCATCCTTATCCGTGCCATCGAGCGTTTGAATATCAGCCAACGCTGAGTCAACCGCAAATTCAATTCTCTCGGATTCGGTTGTAATAGTTTCTCCGAGAGTTTTTGATTGTACGAAAGACCCGATGGTGATACCCAGAGTGTTTCCATCCACGATGCTTCCTGTGATGGAAACATTTTTACCTCTATTAAGTTGAAGACCAGTGATTGTTCCGGTTGTAGCAGTATTACTATTGTAATTTCCATCGGCATCTTGAACGAGTGCTTGCTCAAAACCACCCGCCATGTCACCCCAATCAACCGTAACTCCATTCGAGATCAAAACTGTATTTGCAGCACCAGTTCTACCACCGACATAGAGAGAACCACTCGCTAGATTAAGTGAGCCAAGCGTGCCACCGTCTGTTTTCAGATCACCACCGATGATAACATCGCCAGTTTGTCCAACTTTAAATACATTTTTTCTACCCTCTCCGTGAGATCCTTGCACCTCAAGGAAGGCTTGTTTATTTGTTTTATTTAAAATAACACGAAGTCTTTGATCTGGATATAAATCTAAATCCAAATCACCATCTTCATCTTTTCCGATACCAATACCCGCTGTTTTACCATCGAGTTGCAATACAATATCAGCACTTACACCACTTCGACTAAGATAGTGAATCGGAGCCTCTGGCATTGTGATACCAAGAATACCAATTTCTCTATCGCTTCCCTCAATTGTGATATAAGGAGCGTTGGTGTCAGTGTCAAAATTACCGCTTGTGTCGCCACCTTGAATTCTGAAGAAAACATTGTCACCTTCGACTTTATGAGTGATAAATGTTCCAATACGTCTAACGACATTACCAGTGTAGGTTGTGTCGCGGAAAAGAATTGATGAGGTTCCACCACCCATAAGTTGAATGGAGCCGGGACGGAAGTTACCTGCGTCCTGAGTGGCTGCACCAAGAATCATGCCACCCGTGTTGGCAAAATTGATATAATTATTTTCAAATGTTCCGCCAGTGAAAAGACTGAATTTTTCGAGTGTCTCTCCTGCTGCGTCGTAAACAAGAATATCGCCGGTTGTTATACCAGCAGGAAGATTAAGACCTGCTCCAGAGATGACAACATCTCCGGTCATACCATTCACTGTTCTTACAACTCTACCTGCTAAAGTTGCACCACCAAAGTCCACTGTGTTGCCAGTGAAGGTAATGATATCACCTTCAAAGGTGATTCCGCCACCGAAAATAAAGTCACCCGTAATATATCCGGGCAAAGACAAACCAAGATTTGCAATACCATCAGAATCAATAGAGAAAGTAATACCGGGAAGAATGACATCGTTGGTGATGCCATAAACTTCGATTGGATTTACTAAACCAATAATTTGGTTTGACCTATCAAACCAAGTGCGAAATGTATCGCTGGTTAATAGACTTGCTAAAGTATTTCCGGGGGTTGGTGGTTGAGCCATTATTTATTCCTATTAGGTCTTGATTATGTATCTTGTCACAAACGAAGGTTGAACATTTTTTGAATCACCGGAAGCATTATTGGAAATTTGAATCACATCAGTGTCCGTTGCGGCGGTAGGCACTGTGGCACTCTTAAGAACAAAAGTGCTACCAGCCTCATCACTACTAGAATGATTAACTGTTGCAGTAAAGGAGACACCACTCAAATCAACATCCTCACTACCAACCGTATCGCCCACGGACCTATCAGTGCCAAGAAGTGAACCTGCTTGCACAAGAGTTTTGCCCCGCAGATCAGGAATTTTAAAATTAGTGCCATCCACCTCAGGTCCACCAACTGCGCTT